GTTTTCATATCATTAAGGTCTGTTCCTGTAGTAATAGGAGAACCTTTTTCATTAGGGTCTTTCCCTTTTACATAATTCTTTATAGCAGTATCCAAATTGTTTTGAAATCTTTGCATGAAACTCAAATCAATTAAGCTCATATCATTCTCCCTCGTTAGGCTTTAACAATAATATCTACTTCCCAAGAACCCCTTCCCGAATTTAAATCAACCTTTATTGTACTTGTACCAACGCTTCGTGTTGTAATAACAAGCATATCATCACCATTTTTTACAACATCTATACATTGTGGATTCTTTGTGATTTCATAGCTAAAATTATATTTATCAGTAGCGTTTAGAGGTTCGGTTACAACGTATATATTTATGGTTCGCCCTGCGCCACCATATACTTCATAAGCATTTATAGCATTACCACCCCTCCTAATTGCTGTCCATACTCGATATGCTACATTCAATACATTGACAGCAACTACAGAACTAACCTGTCCACATTTAAAGTTAATATTAGCTTGACCGAGCGTTTTACCTTCTAAGAGAATATTTCCCATACCATTGAATCTCACGCCTACAACAGATGGTCTTGATGACGTTATTTCAAGCTCGTCTACATTAGTAGCATTAGAAGGAATTATAGTATATCCGAAATCAATTTCATCGAGGTAAGGGATATCTACACTATTCTTTTCGGGAATTATCTGAGTCACCAAAACTCCTTCTACTGTTACAGAAGCAGTAGCAGAAGAATTATACACAGATACACTTATAGTTGCATTTCCAACACCTACAGCAGTTGCTATGACGTTATCGCCACTCTTTGAAACAGTTAAGACAGAAGTATTGCTACTTCTTACAACCCAATCATTCTTTTCTTCCGCATTATCGGGCAAACAGGTAACAACAAATGTCTTAGATTCTCCAATAGTGATATTTTGAGTCTTAGGAGAAATTTCAATAGAAGAAACATGGATTACAGGGTCATAGTTATACCATCTCAAACAACAGGCTTCTATTCTGTTAAGCTCATTGTAATCTATAAAAGGAGAGTTTCCCACAAAGGTTTTCTTATCCCCGATGTTTACGTTGTTTCCTACACGAGTGAAGGATTCTAAGGCATTCTCAAACGCATTAAACTGTGAAGGTAAGTAATTTGCAGAATAAGTAAGAGCATCCCCTAAATCAAGGGTCTGTGCCTTATCGGGATATTTCTCATTGAGCATATCGTTAATATATAACAGGTTGTTCCTTATCCTGTTGTAATCCGAATATGCTACCTTATCTGATTTAGTCCAATTCGTTTTAGGTGTTATCCAACTACGTGCCATCTATCAATCCTCTAAAAATCCATCAAACAACGCATCACAATCCGCATCAGTAGCCATCTCAACTGAATTATTATCAAGTTCTTCTAATTCATCCTCAATACGGTTCATGAGGTCTGCGGTCAAAAATTCCCCATCAACCCAATTATGTTTTACAAAGCTCATACTCCCTCCTTACTCTATACGCTCACCTATTCTTACTCTGCCTACAATAGCTCTTGAAATTACAGAATCGGTCTGATACCAAGTCCTGCGTCCTCTTAATTTACAAGAAAAATTCATACCCGTACTTGTTACTATACTTTCTTCTTCTATTCTTATTTCATTTAAAGCAACAAAATGATTTTCAAGATAGATACAATCATCAGCATCAATAATAGGGTCACCTCTATATGTAAGGTCATACTCTATATCATTACTATAGTAATCCTTCAACCATTTAAGTTGCGCTCTTGCCATAGCCTGTGTGCTAATCAGAGGATTTGTAGCTTCTTTGTCCGCACCCTTTTCATGAACCTTTTCGGTTACAATGTTGTCGGTCTTAGAGAATGGCTTCGCATACACAATAATGGTCTGTTCTACATCGGAAGTAACAACAAGATAATAAGCACCGCTTTCTTTTATTGTTCCTGCCGACACCTTATAATCATAATAAGGTGAAGTGAGAACTATAGTATTATCACCTACTACAGCATCTATAGACGCTACACTTGAACCATATTCACTCGTTCCCGTAGTAACATCTACAGTATCACCACCATCTGAATTTGTAGTAGTATTAACCCTCACATAACTACTCCTGCTAGTCCCTTCTTCCGTATGTTCATGTTCATACGCATACAAGTGAACCTTTAAATCCTTTACCTTTTCCAATGAGGATGCCACAGGAGTAAATTTAAGCTCATGATAAGTAAGTTCATAATCCACATATCCATTAAGCTCAATATTATTTAAATGGATTCTTTGGTTGGGTTCTGCGCCGTTAAAAACTATTCTTAGCCCATCAATCACCCCATCATACTCATAAACGCTTGATAGAGTAAGTGTTGTCATAGTTGCAGAATCTACCTCGTTTCCATTTAAATAAGCTGAGATAGTAAGAGATGTTGGCAATACAACCCCAAAATGCAGATACAACTTTTTCATGTGGTATTCAGATTTAAAACTAACATCTATGCTAGGGTTGTTCGTAAATACTCCACTTGAATTTGCTAATTGAGATGAAACAAAACCTACAGAACGATAAGCACCATTTTCGGGAAGGAATAACAAAGACCCATCTGCTAATGCATAATCCTTTTCCGCATCAGCGTAGTTATTTGCTGAATTATCATCAAATAGCGTTGATGGGGTAGAGTATTCTGTAGCTCCTGTAAATGTAGTTTCCAACACAAAGCTAGGTCTGTTTGCACTTAATATGCATATATTTCCGTCCCTGTCCTCGAATAATGTGCATCTACAAGCGTTGGCAATCATCTGCAATGCTTCTTTATGGGTACAAACAGGAATAGGATTATAAATCAGTTCACTCTTTAAAGTTTCATCTAATTTATAATTCTCAATTCCCGCATCAGCAAAAACATCTTCGGCTAATGAATAGGCTGAAATACCATTTTCATAATACTTTCCCTTATGGTATTGTTCTTCCATATAATCAAGATAACCAACACAAGAAAACTGTGCTTGGCTATCATCACTAGACCATGTTTGAAGAAGGACTTTTCCACCCTTTATCTTATAAATAGAACCATCAGAAAGTTTTCTGCCATACTCGTATACAACTTCCTGCTTTTCCTGTAAATAATCTGCATATCCATAAGGATTGTCTTTGTTGAACAAATGTGTCCTATTATTGATAGTGAATGAAAACCGCTTCATAGGAACATCATTAGAAATATGGCTTACAGTATTATTCCTAGATGTATTAAGAAGCTGTCTATTACTAAACTGTAATCCTATGCCAAACTGAATTGATTTAAGACTCAACTTACCACTATTCGGAGTAATCTTAAGATAATGGCAGTTAGTATAACCTTCATCAAAACGGCAATCCGTTTCACCACCCGTCATAAAAGTTTCGGTCTTAACTCCATTGGTTACAGTAATACTATCGGGAACAGACGAGCCGAAAGATATCGTCAATCCTGCAATATTAAGTTCATATAAATCTCCGAAAGTAAAAGTGATACTTCCGTCATTTTCTGTTGATGTTACGGATGTTGACGTAGCAGTATCATCATATAGATGGGTTTCACTTCCGCTAAAAGAAGAAGTGATTTTAGCACTTCTCTGAGCATCATTATTTATTAGCCCAACATAAACATATACAGATGATTCTCCCCTTAAAGGGAGTTTCATTTCCTCTTTATATTGTTCACTTGCATACTGCATGATTTACCCCTTAGTCATCTATTCTGCCTACATCTATCAGATTCATCTTGCATGACCTGTAAAACATAAAATCACCGCTTGCATTGATATAATACGGCTCACATGACCTATCACCACAATACATCAGATGTGTGCAATAACCACCATCTCCTTTTACAGCATCGGGGAAAGTAACGTGAAACTTAAATCCACTTACAAGGCGTAAAATAGCAGACCATTGTGCCTTAGTCAGCCATGTCCATTCAAGATTATCCAACTTATAAATATCCCTGCCGATTCTTTCTCCAACCATTTCTCCTAAAGCATTACGTCCATCATCTACGTTAGTCGAAATAGTTTCTGCCATTCCCCTCTTGGGAACAGGGATGCTTGTACCATTTATAGTAATTAGTGCCATAATTTCACCTCACAGAAAAAGAGCCGACTTCACAACGAAATCGGCTCTTTGGCTCTACCACTATTCTAACGTGGTTTACCTAATTATTCAACGAACTTGTTACCCAAGCCCCTTTGTCCTCTATTATTGGCTTCTGCAATCTGCCTGTCACCAATCTGTACATTGAGGTCTTTTCTGTCAATCGTATTGCTTAGTGATTCTGTTTGACTCTGAATAGCATTTACAACCCTATCATTTGCCATTGACACACCATTTGCTACAGCAGTTACGATTTGGTCGTTATTAGCTACGGCGGTCTTATTTCCGAATGAACCTACGTATTCGGGAGTTCCGTTCTCACGGGCTACAAATATTTCACCCGAATTAGGAGTACCACCTATCTGATAGCCTTTAGCTACAAATCGTTTATACCACTCGTTAAACATGGTTTGAGCTTCTTGAATATTTTGTGTTACGTACCCATTATCTACAGCAAATGCTTTAATCCCAACGCCACCATTTTGAGCTAACTGTCTAACGAAATTTGCCTGCGCAGGAGAATAATCTTGGAGTGGCATTGATTGACTCGACTTAATAGGTAAATAAGAAGTCGAAGAACTGCTCATGGCTACACCAATACCATTTCTAATCTGTTCAAGAGCTTTATTTAAATCACCTGCTATTCCATTAGATACATTCGGCTGAATACCATACGTACTCTTAATTTTATCAACAACAGCCTTAATAGTGTTATCGTCTAACGCTTCTTTCTTTCCACTATAAGGGATTCCCGAACCATCGGACATTTTAGCACCATCTTTTTTAAGATTCTTTGCTAATTGTCCATTTCCTACAATCTCAGCAAGAGTTTTCTTACCTTCTTCTGTTCCTGCCAATGATTCAATGGATTGTCCATTATAATAAATATTCTTTAATGGATTCTTCTCTTGTTCATCAACAATCTTATCGAAGGTTTGAGCTAATCCTTTGTAGTAGTCCTTATAATATCCCTCAGTAGCACCTCTATCAATGGCTAACTTTTGATTCTGCAATAAGTTCTCTATTGCGCTTTTCTGAGCCTGTACTGAATAAGGGCTATTGACTACCTTATCACGGATTCTCTTTATTTCCTTATAGTTTTCATTGCTCTCGTATTTCTTATCATCAGCAGTTGTTGTAGCTGAATTAGCAGGTGTAGCGGTAGTGCTTGGCGTAGTAGGTTGTGAAACAGGTGCGGTAGTAGGTGTAGTTGTTGTAGGTTGTACTCCACTTGCAGGTTGTACTCCACTTGCCGTAGGTGTGCTTGTAGGTGCGCTCTGCGCTTTTATTTTACCTGTATCAACTGCTGTTTTTATAGGAACAACATTTCCACCTGTTGACCCCGCCACTACTTTGCCTGTATCTGCCTGTGCAGAAGAAGGTGTTGCATTCTTTTGTACAGAATTAGCAAGAGTATTTAGGCTGTTTGTAAGTTTATCTATAACAGTACCAAAGCGTGATGCTATATTCCCCAAAGTCGAGTCAATCTTAGATGATAATGCGCTTAAGGCAGACCCAACCTTATCGAATATTTGTGATACTCCACTAGCCCACTTATTGAGAGTTTCATCTACTTTACTTAACGTAGATTTAACCTTTTCCTCAATGTTCATCCTGCCAAAATCAACCTCATAATTCTTTTGATTTACGGCATTTACTATCTTCTCTGTCTGCTTTTCAAGAGCTTCATAAAGTCCGCTTACAGCCCTTGCTACACCATCTGATACGGCAGTTACAATCTGTTGGTTATTGGCTACTGCGGTCTTATTTCCATAAGAGCCGATATATTCAGCATCTCCCCCCTCATTAGCTAAGAAGAAATCACCGCTAGTCGGGAAACCACCTGTCGCATACCCCTTAACTTTGCGTGAATTATTGTACCAATAATCATAGGCTTCAATAGCATATTGTCCTGTGAGGTATTTATCGAAACTTCCTACGTTTCCACCTGTCCTAAAGCCAATCTTTTCTATGCTATTAGGGTTACTAACAGCATCCATATCGTAACCCGCATCATGTGAAACCCTATTAAAGTAATCAGAAGTGCCATCATGCCAAACTCTAAACGCTTGATTTCCATACGTATCCCAAGCAGACGAGCTAATTAGTTGTTTAAATTCAGATAACAACATCTTCTGCTTCGCATCAGTATTGGCTACTGTATCAGATAAATTAGCTAATTTATCAAGAGTATTTCTCGCACCATTTATATCCTTAGAACCATTAACGCTATTAAGTAAATCCTGCGCCTGTTTCTTTTGGTCACTTGAACTACCTTTACTCTTATTTATAGAATCCGCAAGGCTCTTAGCCTTATCTCTATATCCCTTAAGAGTGTTGTCATTATTTCCTACAGTATCAGCAAGGCTTTGTAACTTATCAAGAGCATTCTTGGCTTGTGAAGGGTCAGTAGCTTTGTTGATAGAGTTAAAAAGGTCTTGTGCATTCTTTATTTGGTCTGTACTAGCAGATATTCCTTTATTTACCTTATCCGCAAGTTGCTTCGCCTTATCTTTATAACCTGTAAGTTCTTTAGTTTTAGCATCTGACGCATTATCTTTTGTGCCTTTGCCACCATTAAGAATAGGGTCACCCTTTAAAGATTCTAAGAATGAACCATTATTCCCTTCTTGTCTATCTCCTTCTTTGTCTAAGAATGTACCCCCTTTCAACCAATCTATTACTTTATCGGGTGTTAAAACATCTCCATGATAACCTAAAGGGTTATTTTCATCCCATACAAATTTTGCTTCACCATTAAGAATTTTTCTCTTTAACGCATTATCCATTTGGTCATGTACAAGATATCTTTGACCATCAATGATTGCATTTAAGTAATGTCTATCAAGTCCATCATAATAGGTATAAGTTCCATTTCCTTCTCCAAGGTCTAAAGCACCATTCCTACGCAAATCTTTCTCATAATCCCAAGTGCCATCCATATATACAATCATCTTTTCGGGACACTTAGCCATACGAGCTATAGTTTTGCCTTTTTTAATACCTTGTCCATGTTGGTTCTTCCCCGTAGCACCTGCCTTACGCATACAGAGATTATCTATATCATCATCTGACCCTGTAAAATTTCCATTATTATCAAATACTTGCCTACCGCCTGTGCCACCTGTACCTCTTGTACCGCCTGTGCCACTTGTACCTCTTGTACCGCCTGTGCCACCTGTACCGCCTGTACCTCTTGTACCACCTGTACCGCCTGTAGTACCTGTGCCACCACTTGCTTTTCCACCATTAGTAGTAGGATTTAGCCAACCTCTTTTTCTAAGATAGTTGAGCATAGCACTTCTGTCTTTTGGAGATAATGGTGTCCCATTTTTATCAACGATAGGATACATACCACGAGCAATAGCTTTCTTTACGCTAGGTGACAAATCTTCTGACATTGGCACAAGCTCACCATCAATAAGAGCATACATCTGCGCCTTACTACCATCGGGATTCTGCCACTTAATATACTCTGTACCGCCACTAGGATTAACAGGATTAGTTTTGCCACCGCCACCTGTACCGCCTGTAGGACGTATAGGTTTAGTATCACTACCATGACCTGTACTGCCCGTATTTCCTGTGCCATCGCTAGGACTAGGATAATTCCAACCGCTATTGCCTGTACCACCGCTAGGGCTAGGATAATCCCAACCACTATTACCTGTACCACCACTAGGACTAGGATAGCCACCATTGCCACCATCACCTGTGCCACCTCTATCAATTACACCACCTGTAGGTGAAACAGTATTGTCGGGATAATTAGGTGTAGGTTGTACATCTCTAGTAGATTGTCCCATAGCACAATTACCGCAGTTACCGCCACAGTTACAATCACACTTAACCTCAACCAACTTAGTCTGCACAGACCTTATGGCATCAGCAACCTTATCTCCGATATCTCCACAGTTACAGCTACAATGGCACTCAATACCATTTCTAAGCGTATCTGTGAGTCTTTCGATTGCCTTTGTATTATCTGATTTAGCCTTAGTATTGTTGATAAGGTGTGTATCATCAGCAGGGAATCCACAATCATGCAATGCCCTAACAATAGGGTCATAAGGACTCTTACCTTCATCACACTTGCAATCACAATGGCACTCAATACCATCCTTAATAAGTTTCTTAAGCTGTTTAAGAATCTCTTTAAGTGACTTTTCTATATCATCAAATACTTCAAGGTCTAACTTACCCTTAAGTTCAAGTTCTAAATCATCTAATTCAAGAAGTTCTTTTAAGAAATCATCAACAACAAATGATTTAAACAACCTGTAGATTCTTCCAAGCCACTTGTCAATGATGTTATAAACCCTTGCCATGATAAATTCAGTTTGAATAGGAAGGGTTTCAAGGAATGCAAACGGAGTTCCTGTAAGCCCGTTTCTTCCGCTATCATCTGTTACATCTACGACATGCGCTTCATCAAATCCATCATAAAGCCCATTATCATCTCTAGGGCTATCATCCATAGGAACAGGTTCATCGGGGATGGTAGTAGCATCAAGAGTTCTTCCAAGTGTTTCTCCATAATGCCATCTAAGCGCATCTTCATTCTTTCCACTATCTTTAGGCTTTTCAAATCCCTTAAGAACAGCAGATGAAGCATCATGAATGGATTGTGCATTTTGAAGCTGTTTCCATACATTCGGGAAATCAGTTTGAAGTTCTTTTACAAGATATTCAAGCTGTCCCTGTAAATCATCTACAGAACGTCCACCAAGACTATCAAGAAGTTTTTTCTTCCTATCGTTCGTTGTCCATTGCGCAAGTCCATAGCCCTTATTATCAATAAAGTTAGCACCTTTATTAACCGCATTGGTATAATCAATGTCTTTCTGATTTACACCACCATCAGATGCCGTACTTTGCAGGTTGTTAGGTAACAGTTTGCTCTCAGCATAAAGATTACCAAGAAGTCCCAAAGCTCCCTTTTCGTTTCCAATAGCTTTAGTGAGATAATCTTTCATATATTGGGCTTCGGCAGGGATAATCATATCATCTACCTTTTGTGAAGCACCACTACCATTCATTCTTAATGTATCAGTTACAGCAGTAACACCATTTCCGCTAAGAGCTACAGGTTGTGTTACCTTACCAATAGTCTGCTCAAACGAATCATAAACGCCCTTATAAACGCCCTCATAAACATCATCGAATCCTCTAAGGAAATCTTCTGCACTAGGAACAAGACCGCTTATATCACTCCATCTATCATCTTGTGCGAATTGCGGTTTTTCAATGCGATATGAGCCACCATGCTCGTTATAGCCGTTATCAACTACATTAGTAAGACCTAATCCACCACCACTTACGATACTTCCAACTCTAAGTGTATTGGCGATTATCTGACCCAAATTAAGAGTCTGTGCATTGATAACATCAATGTTAAGTTCCTTCGCAGTAAATGTAGTTACCTTAAGAGTCTGCAATCCCATTGACTCTACTTCAAATTCAGATGCAACAATCTTAAGAGCTTCAATAAGCTGTGTTACAATCTTTTCAAGCTCCTGTAAATCAGCATGAAGTCCACCCAAAGTATTACTCTTAAGGTCTATTTCACCTACTTCAAGGACTCTCGTAGTAGTCTTTTTCTCTACTTTAAGTACCTGCGTTAAGATTTCATCCCTAACTTCAAGGAACTTAGTCCACATCTTTTCTGCTTCAAGAAGTTTAGTCGTAATCTTCTTAGCATCAAGAAGTTTTGTCGTAATCTTCTTAGCGTCAATAAGAGGTGTGGTAATCTTATCACTTACTTCAAGAAGCGGAGTCATTATCTTCTCGCCTACTTCAAGAAGCTCAGAGAGTATCTTCTTTACGTCAAGAAGCTGTGCAAAGATATTTTCTACAGTAAGGTCTTTTGAAAGCGTTCCTGCATTAACATTCGCTTCATTGCCACCATAAAACTTATCTGCATCCTTATTGACAGTATCCCCCGACATATCGCTGTCAATTTCACCAACATGCAATTTGTCTGCAAAAATATCAATAACCTTAATTACTTCTGCTTCAATAAGTTCAGCCGTAATCTTACCAAGTTTCGGGTCTTCAAGTTCAATAGGAACTTTTTTCTTTTCATCAAATAAATCATCCCAAGAATCTGCTGATTCATCGTCAACAGTAGGTTTTAATTTAACAGGAACTTCCTCTTCTTTACTTCCAAACAATCCCTTAAATAAACCTTTTTCTTTAATATCACTAATCTTCTTCTTAAAGAAATCCACTACTGACGCTAATTTAGATTTAAATGTTTCCCATGCTTTTGCAAGACCTGTAAATTTCAGCTTATCAAATATTCCACTTAAATCAATCTTGCCATCTTTAAATCCTAAAAGTTCAGCGAAAAATCCTATAATACCGCCACCTGTAAGCTCAAGCCCACCTAATGACTTTGTTGGATTTTTCCAAAACTTCTTCCACCCATCAACTATTCCATCAACTATTGCTCCCCATAAGTATTTGAGCAATTCCTTCGTGAATGTTCCCACTAAGTCAGCTAGAATTGAACCTAGCCCACCCGTACTTTTAGCTATTGCATCAAAATTCTTTAATTTGGCAAAAAGTTTCTTAATGAAAACTTCTATGAGGGTATGCAGAAGTTTATCTAAATTCAAATCTCTAAGAATAGCATTGATTTCCTTCATCAATGCACCTTTATCATTGAAAAATTCAATAATAATAGCGCATACAGCATCAATGATTTTATTTAGTTTCTCGACAATTTCATCATGATTATCGTGAAGGTATTTAGCTATTCCTTTAGCAAATTGTTCCATTGCTTCAAGAATTTCATCAAGGTTTGCATCAAAGAAATCTGAAATTCCTGTTATTACACCCAAAATAACGTCGCCAATGATTTGTCCTAATTTATAGAACGAACCACTACTTATCATTTTTACAAGAACCTTATTGAACAAAGTGCTTACAGCACTAAAGGCATCTTCTATCGTTTGACGGATAAGCCCTCTGTTAGCGAACAATTTATCTATTGCATCAGCTATACCTTGTCCTATTTGGTCGCCTATAGTACCCCAATCAACACCCGTAAATACAGTATCCAAAGCAACAACAAGGTTTACAAATACGTCTACCGTTTTGCTTATGTACTTACCTATATCAACCTCGTCGATAAGTCCGTTTACATAATTTACAATAGCCGTACCTAAATCTTCACCATTGATATTAAATATCTCAAAGATGAAGTCTAAGCCAATCCTAATTACTCTGCCTGTTGTCTGTCCTGCTGTAACCCAAAATTCTTCGTTACTAAGAACTCCGTTAATAAAGTTTGTAATCTGCTTTGCAAGGTCTTGTATGTTCTTCTCTATTTCATCCCATTTAATTCCGTCAAGGGTCAGCTTAAGATGGTCTGTAAGCCACTTCCCAAGATTGAAATTAGCAGGAATAGAATCAAGAAGTCCCCTTAATGCATCTGACAATGCATTGATAGCATTAGCAGGAAGTTTGAATATAGTATTCCAATCAACAGTACCCAAGCCTTTTTGAAGGGCTTCTGAAATCGCTTTAGCAATATCATATCCCTTAAGGTTGGTTATAAAATCATCAATAGACCAAATAATTGCATTTGCAAAATTGGCTATTGCTGTTGTTATCTCTGTTAAAAATTCTTTGTCACCAAAGAAATTGTTTATTGCATTTGCAAGTTTAGTTGCAAATTCTCTAAAGCTATTGGTAAGGTCATCCCACTTAATTCCATCGAGAGCATGTTGAATCATCTGCTTCAACGAATCACTAAGACCTACAAGGTCTAATTTAGCAAGTTCACCAAACGCTTCAATAATTACATCATTGATTACATTCTTGATAGAATCACCAAGAGTCCTCCAAAACTCTTTATTGGCAATAGCTGTATTGATGAAATTAACAATTCCTCTTACCCATCCTTCTACAGCATGACGAAGCTGTTCCCAATCAAATCCTTGTAGGATTCTAGTTACAGCATCAGTAAGGGTTTGTGCCATCTGTGAGAAATCAAATGTCCAAGCCCATGTATCAAAGTAATGAACCACTTCATTAAGGAAATTGGTTATTGTATTTGTAATAGCGTTCCACAGTTCGCCGTTTGCAAAAATATCATTCCAAAACTGTGCGAGTTTTGAAGCCCATGTTTCTACAACCCTGTTTATTCTATCCCAATCAATCTCATTAAGAGCATTGATGATAAGAGTAGTAATCCAATCTGCAAGCGCATGAGGGTCAAACTTGTTACCCAATTCCTCCAAGATAACAAACACAGTATTAAGAAGATTACCAAGGGTCTTACCAAGCCATTCAGCCAAATCAAGACGAGATAAGAACTCATTAACCATATCCATCAATCTGTCAATGACTTCTTTAATCTTGTCCCAAATTTTTTCCCAATCAATATTCTTAAGCCAATCAACAATCTTGTCGATAAACTCATTCAACGATGGAAGTGATAAAACATCATCTATATAGACCTTTTCAAACATATCCGCAGGGTCTATACCACCATCATCTTTCTTATCATTAAGGATATTTAATTCATCAAGACCGTTTGTGAGGTTCTTAACTTTTTGCCTTGTCTTGTCAACATTTTCACCGTAGTTTTCATAGAATCTTTTAGCACGGATATAATATGGCTGTCCTGTAAGAATAGCCATAAATTTAGCAAACGCTTCACCCATTGTCTGAACTCCATCAAGGAATCCTACAACCATAGGTGTGATAAAGTTTATCAGAGGTTCAAATCCTGCTATCCATTGGTTTGCACCCCTTCTCATTGCAGAGAAAATAAGCGAAACATTCTCGTTCAGTTTCAGCATTTCATCCCCTGCTTGCATTTCAAATACGACTAAATCTTCAAACGCTTGCTTAAGTCCACTAATAAATGCCTGTACAATCTTACGCATAAGCATACGTGTAAGCATTGTCACCCATTTGTTAGTTGTCTGCAAAAGTCTATTTAATACTTTTGTATTCTTGATTATATCCTTTAAAGAACCATTAGAAGACGCTAGATTTTTCACAAATCTAGGAGTGACAGCAGACATTAACGCTTTTACACCTTGCACAGCAGGAGCTAAAGCACCACCTATCTTGCCTAAGACAGAAAAGACATTCTTTGTAACATCCCCTATCTTACGCAAGGCACTTACAATTACCTCTGCACCGCTTCTTACAGCCGATGCAACTTTACTTACTGCACCTGCAACAGCGTTAAATGCACCCACAACTTTTGTGAGCATATTCTTAGCAAATTGAATACAACTTTGAACAAACTGTGTTAAAGCCTGTTTAACCTTTCCCATTGCATCCCACCAAGTCTTAAACACAGCCACCACAACAGAAACTATAGCACCTACCTGCCCTAATGCTGTAGCTACTGTACCAAGCGTTCCTGCTATTCCTTCAAGTCCTGCTAATTGTTCTGCACTTAAAAACCTTGCACCACTCCTACCGAACATGGATGAAAGGTTTCCAAGCTCCCTAACTATAGGAAGATTTGTTCCCGACAACATGCTACCGAATTGACTAAATCCCTGCGTAACTCTTTCAAGAGATTGACCCCTCATTTGCTCCATCTCACGATTAGCACGTTCCGCTTCGTCGGCAATCTGACGCATACGCTCCAAAATACCTTCTTCCGAGTCAAGTATTTGTCCATCAGTAAGCGCATTACGTATGCCATCAATTCTTCCACTAATAATATCCAAAGCCCGTTCTATAACTACCATTTGGCTTCTTTGTTCATCAGAAGGTTCAGCTATAGATTGCATCTGTTGATATACAGCTTGATATTGCTGTAATTGATGCGTAAGCTGTGGTAACATTCTAAGGCTCTCGATATTACCCTGTGGCATAGTCTGTTGCCTGTTAATAACGTCCTGTAATTGACGTATAGCCTGTGTATATTCTCTTACATGATGTGTTTGAGTCGTAAAGGTAAAATATGACCCACGATACCCTGTATCAGCACGTAAAGCATTCTCGTCACGATTCTGCGCTCTAAGTCTTGCCATATTATCTTGTGCGCTTTGCATCATTCTTTGCGCACGGGCAAGTTCATTTTCCATTCTTCTTAGATTAGCTCTAAGTTGGTCTAATGGCAGACTAAAATCCATATATTCAGACAGATTAAATTGCTGAATATTATCATTTATAGATTGCTCTACATGCGCCCATGCTTCACTAATTTCCTGTTGTCCACGAGTTTCAATCTCATGGCGGGCATTATCAATCTGCGTTCTAATTTCATTTGCCATCGTGTCGTTCATAAGATTAGCACGTAAAGCATTTCTCATAGATTGATTATTAAGCAAATCTCTAGGCGCAAAGTTAGATAATGCAGTTCTAACCCTCTCTGCATTTGTCCTTGCATTGTTTTCAAAAGTGCTTAACATGCGCTCTGCACGACTTAAATTCCTCTGCAAATCTTCTGTGGGTTGCGTAACATCAAGCATATCGTTAAACATACCCCTAACATTTGCTCTATCATTCTGTACAGAATTAGCAAATTCACGGAAAGTAGTCATAGTACGACGCATACTTTGATTGATACGATTGACATTAGCTATACCGTTTTGGTCTATTCTTATAGAAATCCTGTTATTATTACCAAGATTTCCTAACGCTTTCATTATTCTTTCTAATGGGTCAGCTATTCTATCTGCAACATCCTTCATGTTCACATTCCCAAAATGTTGCAAAGCATCACCAAGGTCACCTAATTGTCTTGTAGCCCCCCTAGCTGAACCCGTCACTTTAGTAAGAGCATCAAGAGCCTTAACCATCTCTCTAACGCCCCCACTTACCTCTTGTATACCTTTTAGGGATGTACCAATACCATCAAAACTACTTTTTAAAGTAGTTCCAAGTTGTCCAAATTGGTTAAAAGTCTTCCTAGTAACATTCCCTACTTTAGATAAATCATCTAAAGCACCAACAAGATTTCTTATACTCTTACTTGCTTCTGATAATCCATCTAATTTAAGGTTATCAAACTTATGAAATGCAGTACCAAGATTTCCAATTTGTTTGATACCATTTGAAGCATCCTTATTAAAGTTAGCTAATGTCTGTAATGAAGATATAGCACTATCTAACCCTTTTAGGTCGCCCATTTCAGAATCAATTTTTATCAATAGGTTATCAAGTTCTTCTGCCATGATAATCTCCTTATACAAATTAAGGGATAGTGACTAACGCCACTTTGTTAGTCCTATCCCTCTACTGTGATATGGGTTTATTCTTTTTCATTGCGTTAAATTGCCTTACATAACGCTCAAAATCCATACCTTCTTCCTGTGCGGTCTTCTTATGTCCACCAAACAGGTCAAACGGCTTCTTCGGATACTTAGCATTCTTACTAAGCACAGACGCAACGGCGTTCTGATTATACAATCCATGAAGCCACGCTTGAAGGTTTTCAGCGTTTTGTCGTGATTCCATTTCCAACTCATAAGCCTTTTCAAAAGGCTTTAATTTACGTGGATTAAGATGCCAAAAAACATCGTAAGGAACATGCATAAGTAACGCAGATGGTAAATAACCCTCATTTACTGCTTCTGTGAAACTACTGTACTTCTTTACTTCTTGGTAGTCTTGCGCCCTGTCTGCGGTTTCTTGTGGTCTTGTGGAGTTGTCGCTGTCGGGCGATTCCCAAAACCCGCATCTTCCATAGCCTGTGTGAATACACCGAAAATATCATCAAGTGAACCACCATTGCTAAGATGCTGTGTGAGCATTCTACCTGCATCTTTCACATCCAAGCCTGTCATTACAGCAAGGATAGCTCTTGTCATTGTCATGAGCTTTGTACGGTCAATACCGCCATTCATCATGCTCATTACGTCAATTCCCTGTCCTTCAAGGTCACAAACAAGGTTTGTGAAGTCAAGGTCTGCTACAGGAAATACCTGCGCACCTTCATTTGTCTGAATCGAAATAGTTCTTGTGATTGTTGCCATATCTTTCCTCCTTTGGTTGCCTAGATGGGTTTCCCCAACCAACTGCCTAGTTTATTTCAGATAAAGGGGGTAAGGAGATTCCTCACCCCCCCTGCCAACACTTATCAGCCACTTACAGAAGTTACCTTGTGAATAGCTTCCTCACCCTCGTCTGAGATGGTAATTGTCATAGGAATAGCCGCATTTGACTCATATCCACCTACATAAACAGAGAGCTTACCCTGCCACTCAAACTTACCGCCAACGCCGTTCTCACCAATCCAAATCTGATAGGTGTCAAGCTGTTCAGCAGAAGTCTTGTCGTAGTCTGCATCCATGATAGCCTGTAAGGTATCATATACTGTATCGTCATACCATGCGCCGAACTCGTGAGAAGAAACGGATTGAATACCGTTCATGTTCTTTTGTTTTCTGTCAGAAAGAGTTGTAATATCAATCTGCTCGGGTGCGCCACCAAGGTCGGGTACAGAAGTGATATCTACAAGTTTGACAAATGTTGATGTTCCATTTTCCTTACGATAAAGGTAAGAAACATTTGATA